ATTATCAAGACGGTAACTACCAGTTCGATAACGTACTTATTAAAGACGGTAGGGCACGATATAACGGAAGGGTATACGACGGCAATGAATAAAGCTCAACAAGCCCACTTACAACGAATACACACACAATTCCTCGAAGAACACGCTATTAAATTTGCTAAAGGTGCTTTAGAACACAAAACACAACTACATGAAGATTTTGACGCTAAACAACTCATCGAGTTTGCTATTGAAGAAGTCCTAGATTTGGCATCGTATCTTTACACCGCAAGGGAACTACTGAAATGAACGAGCGACTTCTATTAGACATGGATGGAGTCATTGCTGACTTTATGGGTCATGTATATACACAAATCGAAGCCGAAACAGGCGACCGACTTATTCATGCAGATACAGTAGATTACTGGTTTGGCGACACCGAACATAAACCCCTTATTTTAGACATCATGCACCGAGAGGGAACATACAGACACCTCGACGTCATAACGGGTGCTGTAGGCGCTGTAAATTAAGAGAGCAATATGATGTGGTAGTTTGTACGCAACCTGCACAATCGAAAACCTGTGAAACCGAAAAGCGAGAATGGTTAGCCGAACACTTTGATACCGACTTCGCAGAACAAGCGATAGTCACAAGAGATAAATCAAAAGTCTTAGGAAAAGCAATCATAGAGGACAACCCATATATAGAGGTACCGTTTATTCCTATCATGTTTGACCAAGCATGGAACCGTAACCGAATCAATAAATATAGAATGTTTGGCTGGCATGATTTACGTGTTGTCAAACGAGTAATGGAGTCGTAATGGAACAATCACCAGAATTTTATAGAGGCATGATACAAGCTATCCTAGCTGAAGAACCCCACCAAGACCCTATAGCAAGGGAAGATGCTATCTTTTACCGACTTGGGGAACTAGCAGACGAAAACGCTATATCAGAACGTGAAGCCACTGAATGTTGGTATCAATACATAGCTGAAACCCGACCAGATGTGCGAGTAGTCCACTTAGGACAGACTGTGAGTCAACCATTCTATGAATAGGGAACAAATATACGAACAACTTAATGAGCAAATCCCTTACTTAAAGCGTCACGACTGCACCAGACGAGTCATGGAAGCTACAGACGTACTCTTAGACCAACTCGTAGAAATCCAACACGCAGAAGGTATTGAGCTTTTATTAGATGAACAAGAGGTGGGGTTCGGTTTGTAATGGAACGCAGTAACGAACAACGCATTTTAGAAGCACAGCTATCCGCAGCACGACTTATGTATGAACTGGGTCGTATGCCAGTAGAGGAAGTATTAAGACGACAAGAATTAGTTTATGTCTATAAGGAGAATCATGGACAATCGAATTGAACCCGACTTTTCAATCTCGGTAAATATGGGCGAGGACTCAGTACTTATAAACCGTATCTATGATAATGTGCATGTTTTTGACTGGCTTGGACATGGCATACTGAAAATAGTCTCTGAACAAGGCTTTTTACAATGGCACACAACTCAAGCATCTGCACTAGAAGTAGCCAACGCCGCAGGAATCACACCAGTATACCGACCAGAGATTACCCCAACTGAATATGAGCAATATTTGAAGTTTGGCGAGCAGATGTTAAGTGACGATTGGCTTAGTTAGGTGTATAATTTAAAGACAAATTAATTGAGGATTTTCACATGAAAATTGAAGTTTTCACTACTACTAGTTGCGCTTTCTGTAAACAGGTTAAGGCTTACCTCAAACACAAAAACAAAGATTTCATAGAAACAGATGTGACTAATGATATTGCTAAAAGAATAGAACTCCAGAAAATAACAGGATTCACTACCGTCCCCATTACTAGAATTGGTGATGAGTTTATAGTCGGTTGGCAGCCAGCTAAACTAGCAGCAGCTTTATCCTAGACTACCACCAGTGTTGTATGAGCCACGCCTGATATGCATTGTACCAACTTCCATATCTACTAACTGTATAGTTTGTAAAAAAGGCATTTTGGCAGGCATAATCAGCCCCGCAAGGTAACTTCGAGCCTGGGCACGCTTGCCCGATACCCCGACAACCAAGACTATTTACTGCGTTTAAATTACACCCAGATTCGTGTTGATAGATAAACTGGGCATATTGGTTATCTCCACAGTTAGGAACGATTCTAGGTGCCTCTACGACGGTTACACGGCGTGTTGCAGAAGCTAATATAGCTTGCTGTTGTTTCTTTGCCTGTAACTGTATTTGTAAATCGTCATTTAGTTTCTTTAATTCATCAGTCTCTCTGGACTTTTGTTGTAACTTATTATCTAATTCTTGCTTTTGTTGCTGCGTTTGATGCAGTTCGAGCCTCAGTCGTAATTGGTTTGCTCTTAATGTATAGCCTGTGTAGCCTATTATTAGCCCCAAAAGGGTTGCTACAAGGCTGATTATTATTCTTTTCAAAATCAGTGGACGAACCCACAATAATCTCCTTAACCCTATTATTTTAGCACGTTAGAATATGCGCTTGGCAATATGTAAGTTCAAAATCAGCACCAATACCCCAGAGATAACTAGTTCTGTTACCCTTGAGAACTGTAGTGTAATTAACGTGCTGTATACGAGGGTAGCGTTTAATATCGCCAAACTCACTACTGCTAAAAACGCATCTGCAAAAACCCACCTCTGAGTTGTTACTGGTTTCTTCATTGTCCTTTTACTAGTACCGATTTCTTCGGCTTTTAGTTCTATTTGCTTTACTTTGTTCATCGTTTGTTTGCTCCTTTCGATGTAATTACATAATAGCACAAGCGTTATAATAAGTCAAGCACATTGCGGGACAGGTGAGCAAACAACGACTTGGAGATGACCCGTATAAGAGAAATCAAGAGAGGTGTAACCTGCCCCACATTATGTTCGACTATCTAATTTTATACCATGAAGCGTGCGATATGCGGCTCTTTGGTAATGCATGCTGCACCATCCATTTGCTCTATGTTTGCGTTCACAATCAGCAACCCCACACTTCACGAATGGTTTTGGGCGTGAAATATGTAAGTTACCCATTCTACCATCCTTTTTCATATGACAACTGCGACATAGCCATTCCCAGTCTAGGGGGTCACGCCTGTACTCTTGGCTTATGTTAGCCAGGTCTAAAAATCGTTCTTTGTGGCATATGCTACACTCCTTTGGTTTGCCATAAGTTGATTCTATCCACCTATGTAGTTGATGATACCCAACGGAATCTCCTTTCCACATTGGGTTATTACTCCCCATTTTAGAAAATGCTCTGTTACGGAATTTAAATCCCCGTTTATTTAGATGGTAGTAAACAAGCCCCGAATTAACACTGTACTTTATGCCTATCTCTCTAGTTGTCATACCGCTGTTATAGTCTTTAGCCCATTCGTCATACATACTCACAGTATACCACAATACTAAAGTAAATGCTTGGCATATTTTTTAATGTAGTTATCATAGCTCATGGAACCTTTTTTGGAATTACACTCCCAGCACGAAGGAACTAAATTGCCAATATCGTACTTCAACTTTATACCGTTCATATTACTTTTTGGTATTTTATGGTCAAGCGTCATAAGTGATACTCCGAAGTCGTTTAGTTCATCATCCTTTGTAATTATCTTAAGACAGTAGATACACTGGTAATACCCGTTGATAGGAGGATTCGCCTTAAACCATTTTCTTTTGGTAGCAACCCATCGAATATCTGTCTTTTGAACAACTGGTTTCCGTTTTATAACCATTCGTTTAACTTTTATCTTTTTCTTGGGCGTTGAGTAGCACTGGTATTTGTAATGCCCCAGCGTCCCGCAAGCTCTACAAATTATTGGTTTCTTCATATACCGTTATTTCTACCCTCGGGTTTTCTTTATCTAAATGCTTCCACTCGCCTACCGAGGTTATCTGCCTGTCGTTTAGATAGACACCAGCCTTCTGCAGAATATCTCGTATAAGAGAGGTGTCGAGGTCGCTTCGTCTACTTTGATAGTATACCTCAAACTCACAAGCTACATCGCCCTCAAAAGGTTTTCTACCCCTCATGGGAGCTTTGAGTTGTAGAAGTGCAGATTGCTCGAACTCTAGTGCTGCTTTAGATTTAATAACAAGCCCAGGTTTAATCATTCTTCGGGAGTTAGCTTTAGACTGGAGATTACCCAGAACTGTAGCCCTAAACTCCTTCACTCTATCTCTCCCTTAATATCAGCTAAACACTGGTTAAATCCATATTCGTACTGGCTGGCATTGACGGCTTCGTAGTCTATATTTAATAGGTCGTTAGTGTTGACTTGGTATGTTTCTTTTTTAGTCGGAAGCTTACTAATAAATAAGGCTATGATGTTTTCAACTGCTGGTTCTATAAATATCTTTTGTTGTTGTGAGCCATGTTCTATCTCTGCGTGATATTCTTCACATAGTTCTTCCAGTATCTTCCTTAGTTTGCTCTTGAAGTCAGTCATCGCTTCCCCTTTTTACACCAACATACTGAATAATGGATTACTTGACCGCCAGGCAAAATACCTATGTCGTGTGTAGTTGGTTCTAGCCATTTACTTTTACGTTTAAATAACATTACTTTCCTTCCTGTTCATTTAGAGACCCCTAACCTATAAAATTAACTGGTGCATACCTAAATGATTTATGTTTACCACACTTTGAACACTCGTATACAAACTTACCGTTCATAAAAACCATGTCGTCGGGTATGCCTGTTTCTTGCCAATAATGACTGCACCATTTAAACAGGCTCATTTCAACATCTCCTGTAACTCGGCTAGGCGTTTTTTAATGTATAAATAAACTGGGTCATTTGCTGCAAACTGTAGACCACCCTTATGGTAACCGCCAATAATATTTGTCAACTCACTTTTCTGTGCCTCTAGTAATAAGTTCTTAATGATTTTGATTCCGTCTTTGGCTGCCATGTCTGATTTCATACTTAGCACAGTGACGTTTACCATGTAGTCATACATTAACTGCTCTATTAGTTCGTCACTCATTTTATTAACTCCTGTAACTCCCTAGCTAGCGTGTTTTGCCGTAATTCTAAATAGTTTCTAAATCCTGTCATTGGTGCATTGACTGTATCGCCATGTTTTATTGCTTGTGATATTTCTTCTAAACAGGCGTTCTTAACTGTAGTGGTTATTAAAGCCTTGATGTCTGCTATGGCTGATGCTAGTTCTTCTTTATCATCTTTAGACAAGTCATCAACCTCGTAACCTGCAATCGCCATAATTAGGTTCATCAATATATCGTCTATTTGGTCAGGGTTTTTCCAAAGTAGTTTTTCAAAATTATCGTTTACTAGACTTCTTATTTCGGGGTCTATGTCTGTTGGTGTGGGGTCAGACTTTAAAGGCTTCATAGTTTTAGGGTCTAGCTCTACACCGTCACCCCTAAATACACGCTGTTTTAGTTCGTCTGTTGGTTTACTATTTTGGGTAATATCTATTGGCTTAAAGTGCTTAGTGTTGTCTGTTGGTTCTGTCATAGTTAATACCTCGGTTTATGTTTACATGCTGATAACATTTTTCCGCACTCATAGCAGTAGTTACTCATATTGTTATTCCCCCTCATGAAGTATCTTGTAGAACTTTCTGCGGTTAATTCTTCTTTTAATAAATCTGATTAACATTGTTATTGTTTCCTCTCCCCTAAGCTATTTCCTAATGTTGAATGTCATATAGGCTAATATTGGTAGTCCTATAAATGCCGAAGTTACAAGGTTAAACCTAAGCCCTAACCCAACATGTAAGCAAGTTAAAATTATAAGTACATATCCGTCTAAAAATTCTCCATCTTTCATATTCTTCCCTTCCGTTCTATTCACAGTATTGGTGGTAAGACCAACCCATCAGGAAGTATCACTTCAATCTAGGGTCGTGGCGATGAACCCACACGTCACCTTAGCCACCAAAACAGTAAATAGATTGGTTACTTGGCTGGACTCTATTACCATTTAACTTATCCCTTTATGGTAAGCACCAAGATTGTTAAAGTTCTAATCTACTAGCAATATCTCTAAAGTTGCTAAGTATTCGCTGTGCTTGATAGTTCATGTCTATCAAGTGTTGTGCGATACCTGATTGAACTGGTGTAGTGCTAGCACCGCCAACAAGTCCCGATGCACTCGTGACGTTAGGTGGGGTCAATACTCTTTCTAATCTATATGTTAGACTATCTTGAAGTTCACCGATTTCATTTAGACTTATTTGTAGGTTTTGTAGACCTAAGTCTATGCTACCTTGTTGTTTTGTTTCTGCTTCCATATTTACTCCTTACTAAATTTATTTAACGTACTTGCATACTGAATGACTACTTGTTTAACTGCTTCGTCTAACTTCAGTTGGAACTTCTTATCTAACTTCGCACACTTACAATGATGACTGTAGCTGTGAGGGGCGCAGTAGCCGTGTTCACATACTGGTGTTCCTATACAAGTTTCCATTTCAACCTCTTTATAGGCTTCTGAGTTGTTATAGTGCAGATTTCACAGTTTGGTGTGTGTACGACGCCGTAGTTATTGTATTGTTCTTCTATGCTCATAATTTACCCCCATATCCCCAACGACACCGCTAGACTAAAGAATGTTACAAATACTAATGCGTAAAAAGTGAGCATGAGAACGACTCCTAGCCAGAATTTCATTTCTTAACCCTCCTACTGACTGTTCCGCCTAGAGCGCCTGCGCGTATAGCTAATTCTCTATCAGCTGCAAAACCTCTTGGTTTAGCTATTCCTTCTGCCTGTCTCTTTTTATAATTCTCTGCCCCAATGACACCTATCTTACGATAGAAGTCTGGGTCTTTTGCTAAGTTTGCTTCTCTTGCAGCAATTCCGCCCGCTTTTGTTCCCGCCATGATTAACCCCTTTCTAATGGTTCTAAATCTTCTAATGGTACTGCATAACACGGTATTTTACCGTTTGAGTCTAGGGGATATTTTCGTATATTCTCCCCCGACATGTACCAGTTTCCTTTTAATGTGGGTGCTTGTGTGAAAATAATACTGTTGTGTGTCCCTACTTTAAACTTTGCGACTAATACCTTGCGGTCTTTCCAGCGAGGTTGCCAAATAGGTATCTCATTAACTGTAGTAAATCTGCTAAGTGTCATATTGCCCCTTTCATTTCTGCTTGTAGGTGATTAAATCTTGCCATAGCGCCCATATGCTGTGCCCATGCTGCTTTTGTTATTCTTGTTAAGTATTTGATTTGCCCCTCTCTTTCCCCTAGTTCTATTTTTACTTCTTTCTCGGCTGCGGTTGCGCTCATCCTGCGTATGCGTATAGCGTTACTTAGAATTTGTGCTTCATCTCTTTCGTACTGTTGCTCTGCTAAAGCCAGATGATACTCCACCACTGCCGTAAACTGTCCGAGTCTATAGAACTGCTCCGATAGGTAAGCTGGTATCTCTTTGGCTTGATTAGTACGGAGATTGTCCTGAGCATCAAGCATACCTGTAATTCCCTCCTCTAAACTAAGCATCCTAAACTCCGTAGATTTTCCTTTATGAGTTCCACTTGTTCCATTGTCTCGGTAGCGACGTGTGCTCTATCTTCTTGAGTTCCTGATTCTTTACCGTTCCACTCACTTGAGATGTCGCCACACATTTTATAAATCATGTCTAAGGTTAGTTCTATTCTCATCAGAAAGGGATGTCGGACATGTCGATAGGCTTCTCGGTGTCGCCTAAAACATCTTCGATTTTCTCCTTGTCGCTTTTAGTGAGCCATGCAAAGTATCTATCTGCTAACTCTAAAACTGGTTCTGCGGTTTCCGTGACTCCGATTGATACTACTGCATTGTTCAATGCAACGGCTCTGTTGATGCTTTCCTGCTTTTCTGGGCTTTCATGCCAGTTTGAGCCTTGCGCCTGTCCTGAAGCTTCTGGTGGCTTCTCAGCTGTAAACTTCATGTACACGTTGCCTTTTTGGTTTGTCTTCTCTTCCAGTTTTCCGTAAAGTGTTTCGCCCTCTTTTGGTTCGTGCTTTACTGGGACTTTCTTGTTTAGAACGACAGGCTCGCCCACTCCCTCAAGTGCAAGCGTGTAGCTTTGCATTTCTCCATAGGGGCTAGGCCATTGATTCCCCTGCTTCACGTCAATAATTTTATATTCCATGATACTCCTTAATTTCCATAGCAATCACCGCAGTAGCACATAGGCTTGCCTGTAATTGGATGGTTTCTTATATTATGTGGATGGTTGTGATAGGGGTTACCCATTAGAATGGCCTTTCTTCAAATTCTATTTCTACGTCGTGTAAGTCGTCGTATTTTCTTTGTGCAGGAGAGTAGTCATCGACTGTCATCCACAGACTGTCATCAAACTCTTCTCGCGTAAGCGTTACTTGGTTTTCTAAGCTTCCAATTAGCATCTGTGCTTTGTGAAAGTCTTTAAAGATTGTTGCCCATTTATACATTGTTTGCTCCTTGTATAACTTAATGTTAGCATACGCTTTATAGGTTGTCAATGCTTAGTTCTTCAATTATTTGCATATGTGCATCGTAAAACTCTAATGCTCTTTCGTCTTTGTTAAGTAAACACGCCCATATTCTTGCTTGTTCTTGGTTGTATTTAATATCGTTTTCCATAGAACCCCCTACCCCTAATAGCGCTCCGCTTTAGGTTTTGTTAGCTTCTGGTTGTCTTCCCCTTGCCGTATTCTCTCTCTCCTGATAACTAATTATTATTAGTCTTTTTTATCAGTCGAGTGGAGTTCCCGTATAAGGTCGCCTAACCTAGAGCTTCTTTAGCCTTGCTATCTCTTACCGTTAGGTGGTATCCCGCAAGAAACGAGTTCATCGTTGACAAGATTGTATCATATGATTTATTATGATGCAAGAGAAACGAGTTCACCCCGCCACCCTCTAGAGGCGGGTTTCTCTTTTACTCCCCCAGAAGCATGTCCACCCCGATGCAGATTAAAAGTCCAAACCAAGTAAACCAAACTCCCTGACTCAAAAGAACGACTACTAAGTAAATTAAAGTTATCATGTGTCCCCGCGTGCGCGTACATGCGCGTGGGCGTTACTCTTTTTTGAGAACTCACTTTTTAGATGTCGCACAATCTACCACCCACCACAAGGTTGTATAGCATGGTATATCTGAGGTGTAATAGTTAGCTGTGACGCATTTTGAGACGCTGTAACAGTTGTTTGTACTTCAGGTGCTAACTTATACGCCCCCTGCATAAAACCCCACACAAAAGCACCGTATCCTATTAAAAACGCTATTCCACTCGCTGTGATACACATAGCTATTGTTGTTATGTTTCGTTTCATTTTGTTACCTCGCTGTGTTCTTTAAGTGCCGTTGCATAATTTTTAGCGTCATTTAAGCAAGTAAGACGTGGTGCATCGCTGTATTGTGTTGCCAGTTGTGCGGGTAGTGATGTAACCGCTGTTTTAAATACGGGTACAGTCTCGAACCATAGATTACTATTATCAGCTTGATAACAAACTACTACATTTGTACCCTTGCATATTAAAGTTGGTGTACCACCTCTTGCTATTTCACGCTTTACAAGTTTAATTTGTTGCATACTTGCAAGCGATGTATCAGCGTTACGGCATAATGATTCTGCACAATCCACGCCAACACCGTACTTACCGTTTACCGATTCTATAGTAGCGATGTTTCGTATAGGCATAAAACAGTTACTACAGACCGTTTGTACCTCTTGTGCATCGTATACATCTATAAGCGTATACTTTACGTCTATAGGCAAGTTTAATAGTTTCATATCTCTTATGCCTCCGTTAGTTGTTTACTGTAATGTTCTAATATGCTTGCTAGGTCGCTTATTGCATAAGCTAGTGCTTCAATATCTCCACTACTCATGTGATAGCCGTTATTCATAGCTATACAGGCGTCTTGCACTGTTTTTACTGTACTGTTGTATCTCTTATAGTCTTGCTTAAAGTCTTTCATTGTTAAAAATCCTGTATTATAAAGCGTTCCGTACCCTCTATAGGTATAACCTGTGTACGTTCTAGTAGTTCTTCTGTGTTTTCGACATCTGTGTAGTTGTCTTGTAGTTCTTTGAAGTTTTCATATTCTGTAAACTCACAACACCATCCTACAGGGTCGAAGTCCATAGGCTCGCCTGTTTCTTCGCTATATTCGTATAGATAGTCATATAATGCCCTTGCACCTTGTACGCTAAAATTATTCATGTAACTGTCGCTAGTTCGTAACCAGTCGACAAAATCATTGCTTGTTACTTCTGTTGTTATCATTATCTTGTACTCCTTGTATGTTAGTTAGAATAATATAGCGCAACTGTCACATTTAAATATGTCATCAAGTGTATTGTGTACACCGTCACACTCTTGCAACTTGCGTATCTCTTGAGCTGTTAGGTCATGCACAGCAACGCTATCACCACAATCCATGCACTTAGTTTTATCTACGAATTTAGGTACAAATTGATGTGTCATAATTTACCCCTTTATCTTTATAAAGTAATATTTTGTTGGCTGTTGATAGTGCCATACCATTATCTGTTTCATTTTGTTTTATCCTTTTTGTTAGTTTACTTACTTTCGGCAACAGTTACTTACAGTGTGCTGTTGCGTCAACTCTATGGTCGAGGCGGTTGCTTGTGTTCGCTGTTACCTAGTTGTGAAGTACTGGCTTGCGTTGTTTGCCTTGCTTGCCATGTACATATACTATCATGGGTATGCTTATAATACAATACCCTATTGCACCCATACACCCAAAATGCTATACTTAACAGAGATGAAAGATGTAAATACTACAATATAACCATACGCACTATGACTAAGAAACTACCACCACGAGCCAAGCAATTAAGCAAGATAGACCCAAAACACGACCTATTCAGTGCCCTGTATTTTAGCCCTCGACTTAACGGCAAGCCCAATCCTTTGTTTGGTAACGCTTATCAATGTGCGCTGCAAGTAGGCTATTCAGAAGCAACAGCTATAAAGATAACAAGTGCTACAGAGGACAAACAGTGGTTACGTGAAGCATATCAAAGACTCGTTAGCTTTAAACCAGAACACATTATTAAACAGTTAGAGGATATTGCACTTAACTCAGAATATGATAGAGACCGTCTCAAAAGTTTAGAGATGCTTGCTAAGATAAGTAACATGTTCATAGACCGCACACAAACAGAAGTCAACGTCACATTTACAAACTCAGTCCCCAGACCACATATGGACGTTATAGACCTACCAAACACAGATATTGACATAGACCACGCTAAACAGCTCATAAGCGAGTAGAGAAGCGTAGAACAGCCCCACAATACAGTAATACACAGTCATAAGCCTATTTATACATAGATAACACTATAAGAAGCTATATAACGTGATTATAATGATTATGTGTATATATACATCATTCACACATTAATAATAGGGTCGCACAATACATAATGTACGACGTACTAGATAAATAATTAATCAATAATAACAGGGGTAGGGAACCCTTAAATCGAGTAGGGGTGTCATGAGCGTTAGGGGTAAAGTCGGGTACATCATATCCAGACAAATACTTAAATTAACAATAAGGTACCCCATTTTTAAAATTACTAAATAATAAAAGTGTATGTACAAAGCAATACATAATGTAATACAATGTCATACATGAAGATTCCTAAGACATTTAGACTAAGCGAGGAAGCTGTAGCTATACTAGACAAACAATCAAATGCTACTGAGTTTCTAGAAGACCTTATAGCTTCTAAACCTCAAACTGTTAGTTATGGTGAATCACTTATCCTAGACAAATTAGCCAACCTACCGTCCAAACCAACAGCCCCAGAACTACAACCCATTGAACTACCGTGCTGTAAACTTAAGAATCCTTGTAGACATTGGAGTTATAATGGAGTAGACCAGACTTGGACTAATTCACTTACTGGAGAGATTAAAGAATTATGATTAAGAAAGGATACTATGGGCGTACTTAAGAAGACACTACCACGACGTAAGACTAAAAAAGGCGGAGACTGATGTTTAGTCCTAGCAAATGGGCAGAAGGTATTTTAAATAAGCGAGGATATAGACGTGCCAAAAACCGTTAAGGTACCTGACTATACACCCTCTGAACGCCAGACAAAGTTTCATCAGTCTACAGCTTTTGAGACTTTATATGGTGGTGCAGCTGGTGGTGGAAAGACTGCGGCCCTTGTAGCGGAAGCTATTACCTATGCTCTAGAATGGCCTAAGAGTCGAGTCTATGTTTTCAGAAAGACTACTCCAGAGCTTAAACAATCCGTAGTTCCTGAGTTTCTAAAGCAGACTGCGGATTATATGAACATCGCTAAAGGCGTAAAGTTTAACTCCCAGGATTCTGTCTTCAACTTCACGAATGGAAGTATCGTTCAACTCGCTTACTTAGAGAGTCCAGCAGATATGTACAGGTACCAGTCTGCTGAGATTCACCTTCTTTTAATGGACGAGTTGACTCACTTCACTAAGGAACAATACGAGTTCTTAAAGACTAGGGTTCGCTCAAGCCTAAAGAATCCTCTTAAGATAATGTGCGCCACAAACCCAGGCGGAATTGGACATGCGTGGGTGAAGTCTTACTTCATTGACATAGGTGAACCAGAAACTATCTACACAGATGAATACAAGAATACGCGCACCTTCATTCCCGCCAAAGTAACTGACCATGTTTCGAAAGACTTTATTGCTTCTTATTCCAAGGTTCTTGATTCAATCTCTGACCCTAATCTTCGTAGGGCATATCGTGATGGAGACTGGGATATATTTGCGGGACAGGCTTTTGAAGAATGGCGCAGGGAAAAGGATGGAAAAGATTATCATGTTGTTGCCCCGTTTCAGATTCCCAATCACTGGACGAAGTGGATGGCTTATGACTATGGGTATAACACCTATGCTGCTGCTGTGTGGGGAGCCATAGACCCCATAACAAACCGAGTTTATATTTATCGAGAGTTCTATGAGACTAAAATGATTGTTGGCAAACAGGCCGAAATTATCAAGATGATGGAATCCGACGAGCGAATCATCATGCATCTTGCCGACCCATCTATATGGAAAGCTGTTGGTAATGCAGAGACGGGAGAACTTATCGCTAAAATCTTCCAGAATCATAATTTAATATTCTCTCCTGCGAATAATGATAGAAAAGCAGGTAAGGCTGCAATTCATGAAGCTCTTGCCCCACAAGCAGATGGTCTTCCAAGACTCCAAGTCTTTTCATCATGTATTAATTTCATCCGTACCTTTCCAAATCTTCCTGTAGATATTTCACGTCCAGAAGACATAGATACAAGAGCAGAGGACCACCTTTATGACGCAGTTCGATACCTACTAATGAATCAGCGCCCCTCAACTATAGTTGAACCCAACATAGACATGGACAAAGTAGCAGCAAGAAATCGCTATAGATAATTAAAAATATGATATTATAGACTTAACTGGGCACATGGATGATATGGCTGATACTAAAATACTCGACGACAAAGTACAAAAAGTAGTAAAAGCATTTAACTCTAGTTGGAACTACACCTCTAGCTCTTGGCATAAGAAATGGAAAGACAATGATGACCTCTACAATAACAAGCGAGTTAATGTAGGATACAATGGAATCTCAGATACATTCGTCCCAATGGCCTTCTCAACAGTTGAAGCTATGGTTTCCGCAACAAGCGGTGAAAAACCAGTTGTTGAATATATGCCAACTCACCCAGCTCAAGAAACTAACACAGCAGTCCTTAATGGACTCTATTCTTATTACTGGGATATAGGTGGATTCACCCTCAAGGCAGTTCAATCTAACCGAATACTTTTCAAATTAGGAACAACAGTATCCTTTTATTACTGGGACATTGACCATCCAGTATGGAAAAACATTCCTTTAAGAGATTTCTTCTGTGACCCTAGTGCTACATTGAACGAATATGAGAATGCCGCTTATATGGGCCACCGTTTCCTCGCATCTAAAAGTGCGATGATGGACGAAAAGATAGTTAATCCCGACTGGAAAGAGGGAGACGACCCTAAAAACCAACTTATTCCTAAGTATAAGAACCTCGATAAACTAGGTGAAGGCTTTGAAATAGGTGATGACACCGATAAACAAGACAAAGATACTACTATGGGGTCCACTCTTGATAAGGAAGCATCAAAAGACCAGCTAGAAATCATCTGTTACTTTACAAAAGACGACATGATTTATGTAGCAAACCGCGAACAGATAGTTTATGAGGGTACAAATCCTTTTAAAGAACGCCAACAATTCCTCGGAATAGAGAATCCAACGGGAATGTTCCCTTATACGATAGATTCACTCTTTGCAGACGAGTCTCAGCTGTATGGAAAATCAATCATTGACCCTATAGCCAAAGCTCAAGAGATGCTTAACGACCTTACTAACCAAAATATAGACGCAGTATCGTGGGCACTAGACCCAGTAATGGAATTAGACCCACAATATCAGGACTATATTGATAAAGTTAAAAATGTTACGGGTGCAGTGTATCCGTTTAAGCCAGGAAGTTACCAGGCCGTTCAAAAACCAATCGTTCCAGGCAATATGTTTAATGAACGAACAAACATTAAGAACGAGATTCGTGAAACATCAGCCGTAGATGAGATTGCAAAAGGTGTAAATGCCCAGGGTGACCAAACTGCTACAGAAATTAAAGCCCAAGCTATTTCTAGTGGACGAAGATTTGACCTCATTGTCACCCAACTTGAGTCAGGTGGCTATTATAAGCAAGCAAAACTCATATTCCAGATGATTAGACTCTACGTAACTCAGAAAACTATGTACCGAGTAGTTGGAAAAGACGGTGTTTCTTGGGAATTATACGACCCAGAGATGTTTAGGGGTGATTATGAGCCAAGAGTGAAGCTAAAAAGCCGAGTTGAACAGGAAAAGAACGCTAAAATGCGCAATCTTAAAGAAATGTACTCAGCTTTCCTTGGTAGTCCTATTGTTAAGCAGGTTCCCCTCACTAAATTAGTAATGGGTAGAGCATTTGACCTAAACCCAGAAGAAGTACAGTCATTAGTGATGAGTGAACAGGACCTTGCTCAAGCAGCACAAGGTTCACAAAAGAATGCCAAAGATAAAACGCCAGAACAAATAGCTTTAGAAGGTGTCGCTAAAGCCTATATAAACACCGCTCCTGATATAAAGGCAGAACTCGAACAAATGGCAGGACTCCAACCATCAGCTACTCATGATACTGCGATGACAACTCACCTCACTGATAATATGGCGCAACAACAGCAACATCTTGACACAATGCATCAATCTATAGCTGGCCCACCACCAATAGACCCAACACAACCACAAGGAACTCCAAGTGCAGGATAGACAACTACAATACGACGCTTTTGTGAAAAGCGAATTTGGTAAACATTTTCTTGAAACCTTACAGAAATTAAGTGACACACTTATTCGTGAAGCACAGACTGCTCAAACAGCCGACGTCGCTTATGGCTTGATTAAAGAATCAAGTGGTGTTATAAAGGTAATAGACCACATTAAAGTTGGGTCTGTCTTGAAATAAATCGAGGGGTAATTATATTTTTAACTGTCCAGTTGATTGTTACTCTACCCCTCGACTAAGTGCAAGAAAGCTCGCAAGAGCATTTAACAATAAGGAGAAAAGATGGACCCCACAACTCAAGATGCGGGCGCGCAAGCACAACCCAATGAAGGAGCGGTATCGAGTCAGAGTGATATGGTTGTTACAACCGATGAGATGGGAACCCCCACACTTGTCCCAGTAAGCCAAGCACAAGCGACTCCATCAACAGAAGCTACATCTGAGCCAGCCGTAGAAGAATCTAAGGAGCCAGCTCCAACAGAAGAACCTACACAAGCTGTAGACATCACAGAATGGGCAAAGTCAAAAGGATTAGAAATTAATCCCGAAAACCCTACCGAGGTAAAACTCGCTACCATGCAACGTGAAGCCGAGCAAAGGATGCACCAAGCAACTGAACAGGCCAAGAAAGTCGTACCGCCACCAGAACTTTTAGAATCAGTGGACGAACCAACAATTAATAAAATTGTGGAACGTCAGAATGAGCTAGAACTGAAGCAGTATGTCAATAATTGGTTTCAAGCTAACCCAGAAATGTCACAATATCGTGAGGATTTAGCTCGTATATCAGCTGAACGTCCCTATCTACAAGATATGGAAGACGTAGCAGCACATCTATATCGAGAGCCTAAATTTATTGAACGACTACAACAAGAGGGTGGCAAGAAAGCCTTAACGAATCTTGCACAGAAGCAATCGAATATCCCCCCTGCTTCTGCTGCGACTAATTCGGGTGAGTTTTCATCTGGTGCTATTACACCACAAAATGTAGACCAAATGGTCGCTATCATGAGTGTAGATGAGTACAAGAAAAGACTACCAGAAATAAACAAAGCACTCGCAGGTTAACAATTAACTTGGAGAATTTAAAATGACAACTGGCGCATACGCATCAGGAAACGTAAACATTGGTTCTACAGCAGCAGCTGTGTTCCGTCCTAACATCTGGAGTAAAGATGTACTTATGTTCGTAAAAGCAAACTTGGTACTTGTACCTTTGGTTCGCCACTACGATTCAGACATTAAAGCTGGCGGTCAGACCGTTGAAATCCCTAACGTTGGTACTATTACTGCTAACGCAAAGGCTCAAAACGTTGCCGTTACTTTGAACTACAACACAGAAACTAAAACAACTATCACCGTCAACCAACACTACGAAAGCTCATTCCTTTTGGAAGACTTCGCAAAGATTCAGGCAGTATACGACCTACGCAGCGAATATACATCAGCAGCAGCTTATGCTATTTCTGCAAAAATCGACAACGGTATAGCAAACGCTATGACCACAGCTTTCACAAGCTACGGTGCATTTGGTACAGCTTTGAATGATACACTTATTCTTACTGTTAACCGCTACCTTGACGATGCAAAAGCCCCTCAAACCGACCGCTCATTCGTTGTTACCCCACAGGGTAAGCAAGAAATGCTTGCTATTGACAAGTATATTCGTTACGACGCATTGGGTATCGGTGGAGACCAAAACAGCATTAGGACTGGTCAAATTGGTGAAATCTACGGAGTTCGTGTCTACATGTCACAGAACCTTGTACAACTTACATCAAACCCTAACCAGAACTCACACCTGTTCTTCCACAAAGATGCATTTGCAGTTGCTATTCAGCAAGAACCACGTACTCAGGCTCAATACAAGCAGGAATACTTGGGCTGGTTAGTCACTGTTGATATCCTTTGGGGTATGGCTTCTCTACGACCAAGCTTCGGTTTCGTTGTTAAGAGCTAATCAACTAACAAGGAGATAACACTATGGGTGTTGCAAAGAAAAAGTGCGCGAAATGTGGCGGCACGGGTAAGTGCTAAAACCTAATGAGGGGACCGAAAGGTCCTCTTTTTAGTTGTAAATAAAATACTTGTACCGCTTATCCTAACGTGATATTGTAATAAATATTAGTACAATATAAGGAGTAACATGACACCACTAGAAATTGATAAGAAAGTTTGCGAAGAATTTGGCATTACTGGGGAGATTGATGCAGAAGACCTCATCAAGCACTCATATGTTAAAACGCAACTAGATGAAATTCGTAAAGCACTTTATCGCCAGCGTATCGACCACATCTTAGCTGTTAATCAGCTCAAGCAAGCCCAGGATAATAAAGAATCCGAAGCCGTACTAAGTCAATATCAGGCTAAAGTTTCTGAGTACCGCCATAATATTCGTCAATTTACAGCAAGTGTAAAGACCTTGATAGAGTTGGTTGATGAACTCGAATCAGCAGAATAAGCTAGCTGTCATACTACCCTCACGTGGCTTGATTTTTTCTGAGACATTTGAGGAACTTCTGGGCGAGCTTGAGGGCATGTACTATGAAATATACTGGTCGCACGAAAAAAGCCTTCCAGCATGCTTTAATGACCCCACAGAACAGGCACTCGCAGACCTAGAAGTATTCGCTATTCTTTTGTGTGAAGATGACATGATTATTCCAAAAGGTATTCTCAAAAAGATGTTCGCTAAGAACTATCCAATTATCGCACTAGATTATCCATTTAAGGCAGATGGAGATTCTACCATGCTTCATGACCCACAGGGAGATGTGTATTGGAGTGGAACAGGATTTCTTTTAGTTGCTGCAGATATTCTTAGACAAATGGAAAAACCCATATGGAGAACTGATACAGCATGGGACACATTCATTGGTAAAGATGTTCTTTACTTCTGGCCTCGTAAACTTAATAAAATAGCCTACGGACTTCATGATGTTAACTTTGGCATGACTCTTTATAGCGCAGGACTACCAATTAAAACTATGGTAAAAACAGCAGGTCAGAGAAAACTGGTCAGGCTTGGTGAAAAAACTACGAATAACGGGGCGCATGAGATTAAGAAACTTACTAAAGTAGGAAGAGATTTAGTTATTAAAACTATTGACCCCGTTGCAATAGATAAGTTTAGGGGTGCTATGAATCGTGTTAAAACAGTAGAGATAATGGACCATATCCCTGATTGGATTACATATGTAGATGGTCGAGCAGTTTTGAAAGAGGGTGAGTATGAAACCGTTTAAAGTTGCAGTTATTCTTCCATCTAGAGGACTAATGTTTAGCCGAACAGCAGAAGATATACTCAAAAATGTCAAGAGAATATCTCATAAGATATATTTCTCACACGGCAAACCTATTCCTGAGTGTTTCGAAGAACCCACACTAAGGGCATTAGCAGATGATGACAATACCCATTTCTGGTTTGTAGAAGACGATATGATTATCCCCGAACAAACGCTTACAAATATGCTGTGGATGCATGAGCGGGTTGTGAGTGTCGATTATCCTCTAAATAGACAGGGACAGAGTTCAGTATTTAGAGATAAGGGCGGGAATGTGCTTTTATGTGGAACTGGCTGTACTCTTGTAACGAGAGAAGTATTAGAAAAGATAGGCTATCCAATATTCCGCACAGATATTAAGTGGAACATACAGAACTATGGAACACACATAAGAATTACAGCTAACCAGAACGACAATGATGGATATGGAATCCACGATGTGACGTTCTCCATCAAACTATATAAGCATAATATACCCATTACTCTCTTACATACCTCAATAGGACAAAGAAAACTCATCAAACTTGGAGAATCTGGCTCTAATAATGGGGCACATAAGATAGAAGAATGGACAGTAGTTAAGAAAAACCTTCTTTTAAACAAGATAATGAAGTATCCAGTGGTTGAAACTGGCGACCTAGTATCTGTTATTACTCCAACTGGAGAAGTAAATACCGACAAACGACATGCAAAAACTCTTATTGAAAAAGGTTTAGGCGTAAAACCACCAAAGAAGTATGTTGTTATAGACTACAACGGGATAGAGATATGAAATTACTCATTGTACTCATTACCTATAATCGTCTTAACTACACCAAGAAGACCCTAAAATATCTTCACGACACAATAGATATAAATACCGACTATCATTTAGTAGTGGTGGATAATGATTCAACAGATGGTACAAAAGAATATCTTAAGAATCTACTCAAACGCAATAGAATAGACCAGCTTATACTTAACCCAGAAAACTACTATCCTGGAAAGGCATGTAATATTGGCTGGTTTGAGGGATTAAAACGTTATCCTCACGCAACACATCTTATGAGACTTGATAATGATATGTGTTTATTAAAAGGTTGGGACTTAAAAGCAGCTGAATACTTTGAAAAAATACCAGAGTTGGGACAGTTAGGACTAGATTATAGTGCTGTTGCAGGACCAGAAGCCCAGGGTAAAAGACTAACACTAAATGGCATGACGATTAATCACTGGCCTGGTAATGTCGGTGGTCCAAATATCATAAGTCGAGCCGTGTGGGAAAAGGGCATTATTTATGATGAAACAAGATGGCAAAGTGCTGGTAAGGGAACACACACAATTCAAGAAGATGTAAAGTTCAGCCAAGAAATTATGGTTAGAGGATTCATTATGGGTCATTGGACGGATAAACTTGGTTATACATTTGCAGACGAATCAAACTGGAAAGACTATCCAGAATATTATACAAAAACCTTTACTGAACGAGGATATGATGACCTGTTGGAGAAACTAAAATGAAATCGTTTATTACGGGGGGCAGGGGATTTGTCGGTACTCACCTTAAAAAACTCCTAGAAGATGAAGGACAGGAAGTTATAATATATGACCTTGTAGATGGTAAAGACATCTTATCCCATGAATTGTACGACGCACTAAAAAAGCATCGTCCAGACTATATATATCATCTAGCGGCAATAACAAGCGTCCCACAAAGTTTTGAGAATCCAACAGAATGTATGAGTATAAATATCGAAGGTAGTGTTGCCCTATTAGAGGCTATTAAAAATCTAGACCTTACTTGTAGAATCCAACTTGCATCTAGTACAGAAGTATATACTCCAGCTCTTGATGATACTCCACTAGATGTTGGGTCTGCTATTCAACCCAGAACACCTTATGGAGTATCTAAACTAGCTATGGAACAAATGGGTGCTATTTATTCAGCGGCTTATGGACTACAGGTAGTAGTGACGAGAACAACAAATCACACTGGTCCTGGACAAGATGGTCCATTTGCACTTACATCTTTTGCAAAACAAATTGTAGCAATAGAGCGCGGTGAGCAAGATATTTTAAAACATGGTGACCTTACAAGTTTTAAAAGTTATCTAGACGTAAGAGATGTGGTAAGAGCCTATAGAATAGCAATAGATTTAAAACCCTATATCTATAACATCGCCTCAGAGGAAACATATGAGATTAAAAGTCTTCTTGATAGATTAGTGGCTAATGCCAAGGTACCTGTTGTGACATCCACAGATACAACCCTCGTAAGACCATACGCCCCCGATAAAACAAGGTATCAAACAAGTAGTTTATTAAAAGAAGCTGGATGGAAGCCCGAATATAACATAGAACGTACACTTCACGATGTACTAGAGTATTGGAGAACAAAATGAAAGTATTAATAACTGGTGGTGCTGGATTTATAGGCTCCGCACTAGCAAATCGCCTACACACAATGGGGCACGACGTAGAAATACTAGACATATTAAACTACGCAGCTAATATTACGCGTCTTAAATGGGACGTTAAAATACACAAACTAGACATCACAGACCCAATAGAAATAGATGAGCAGTACGACTACATACTTCATCTTGCAGCAGAAACACATGTAGATAACTCCATTACAGACCCACTGTTGTTTGTACGCACTAACGTACTAGGTACAGCTAATATGCTGGAGTTCGCACGTAAACAAAAGAACCTAAAGATGTTCCTTTACTTCTCAACAGATGAGGTATTTGGTCCTGCATCAGTAGGAACTAATTACAAAGAGTGGGACAGATACAACTCGGGTAATCCTTATAGTGCAGCAAAAGCAGGTGGCGAAGAACTAACCCTAGCCTATGGAAACACATACAAGATACCAGTAGTCATTACCCACACAATGAACGCATACGGTCCATCTCAACATATAGAAAAGTTCATACCAAATACCATACAAAAGATTAAAAAAGGTGAAGAAGTCATTATCCATTCAGACCCTACTAAGACTATAAGTGGCTCACGCTACTACATACACACATTAGACATAGCTAAAGCAGTTGAGTTTGTTATGGAACACGGTATATCTCAAGAGAAATACAACATAGTAGGCGAAAGAGAAGTATCTAATCTCGAAGTAGCCCAAACAATAGCAGATTTACTTGGTAAGAACTTGAAATACAGGATGGTAGACTTTCATTCATCACGCCCAGGACACGACCTTAGATATGCATTAGACGGCAATAAACTAAAAGAAATGGGTTGGGAACCTAAAATAACATTCTTAGAAGGAGTAAAGAGTTTATTATGAAAACTATAACAAAATGCAGAAGTTGTGACGGAGATATTAAAGAGATACTAGATTTAGGTGTACAGTTTACATCAGACTTTAGAAAAGACAATTCAGATACGCCAGCATATCCAATAGTGGCTGTAAAGTGTGATAAATGTCACTTAGTTCAATTAAGAGATACAACCCCAAGTCATGAAATGTACCACGACAACTATGGTTTTAAATCTGGTGTTTCTAATTCAATTAAAGATGACCTAAAGGATAATGTTGAAAACGCATTAGAATTTAACCCTAAAGCAGAAAACTGGTTAGATATTGCCTCTAATGACGGTACGTTACTAAGCTATGTACCCAAAAGCATATATCGTGTAGGGATAGACCCTATTACAAAATATTGTAAAATGGCAGAAGAACATGCAGATTTAATAGTTAACAATTTCTTTTCTGCAGAACTACTTAAATATTTTAAGTTTGATGTCATTACATCTATATCTTGCTTTTATGATATGGATGACCCAAATGCATTTGTTGAAGGGGTAGCATCTGTATTAAAGAAAAACGGTATATGGATTGTCCAACAAAACTATCTCCTACCAACAATGCAATTAAACGCTGTAGATAACTTCTGTCATGAACATCTTGAGTATTACACATTACTCTCTATGGAACCACTACTAGAACGTCATGGACTAGAAATTATAGACCTATCTACTTCTATGGTTAATGGCGGGAGTTTAAGAACTATTATTGCTCACAAGGGCCAGCGTCCCGTTCTAGATTCAGTAGCTAATCAACGTAGAATAGAAAAAGAATATGGCCTAGAAACTGATGCTCCATATGAAAGATTTGCTAATGATGTATGGAAGAATCTTTATGATTTGAAGCAATTTGTTATAGAAGCTAAAAAAGATAATAAATCAGTCGCAATACTCGCTGCATCCACTAGAGGCGCAACTATATGGCAAGCAGCAAATCTTGGTCCAGAGCAGATTGACTACGCAATAGAAAGAAATCCAGAAAAAGTAGGTAAATACTTCAATGCTATTCATGTTCCAATAATCAGCGAAGAAGAAGCAAGAAAAAGAAATCCAGACTATATGATTGTTGGACCCTGGTTCTTTGCCCAAGAAATCATAGATAGAGAAAAAGACTATATTACTAATGGTGGTTGCTTAATAGTGCCGCTTCCAAAGTTTGAATTTGTAACAGCATGACGCTTGGAATATATATCCCTACCTATGGCAGAGCAGACAAACTTGCTTCAGTAGCAGATAATATTAAACGTGCTACAAACTCTGCATATAAAATATACTGGGGTGTGGAAAAGTTTGACCAGCCCACAATAGACGCGTTATCAAAAATACAGGGCAAGATTATATTTAATACTGGTAGACCGTGTTATTCAGATGCCCTACAGTCTATCTATGAATCGACCAAAGAAAAGATATTCTTTTGGGCTAATGATGATTTCTTTTTTATAAAAGATTGGGACGTAAAACCTCTGGAGTTATTAAAGAACGAAAGCATCTGTGTACTAGGAGTACATGATGGCAATCCTAATACTAGATATTTTTCCATGTCATTTATACGTCGTAAATATATAGAAGAACAATCTGGTGTTATAGATATGCCTAATAGGGTTCTCTATCCATATCACCACAACTATGTAGATGATGAATTAAGCGAAACAGCGATTAGACGAGGCGTATGGTCTTTTTGTGATAAGCCATGTATCTTACACCAACATCATAGTTTCACATGGCTCGGAGACTTTAAGCATGATGATACCTATAAGAAAAATGATGCAAAAGTCAACGAAGATAGGCAAATGTTTGAACAAAGAAGACACTTATGGACGAACTAGTTTCATGGTATTATATAAATAACTGGGCAAGAGTCATATGAATCAAGACCAAATAGACGCCTATAATCAAGAGCAACAAGACTTAGCTAAAGAACAGGCACTTATTGATTTACAGAAAAATAATACCAATGAGATAGTTCAGACCGTAGCTACATCAGGAGTGGCAGTAACCAAGACAATCGAAGATGCCATAAACAAGCTTATTAATTTTCAGGCATCAAATACCACTGTTACTGTGGCTAATCCAACCGAAGCGATTGAGACCGTACATACCCCAGATGTACAAGAAGTAGTAAAGGCTTTAAAAGATTTACAAGCAACCATAACAAATGAAAAACCAGATGACTCTGGAGTCATAGCGGCAATTAATGAATTAAATAACAGTATTAAGAGTTTTATAGTTGAGATTCCCAAACCCATAGAGACTGTTACTGTAAAGAATCAAGTAGACTACTCAAAAGAGTTAAAAGACCTTAAAACCTCTATAGATAAGATAGAGCTCAAACCTATTATCAATGTTCCAGACACCCCAGATGACTACACAGCTATAATAGATGAATTAAGCAAAGTTGTATCAGCTGTAAAAGAAATTACTTTTCCCGAAACTAAATTAGACCTTACCCCACTTATTCAATCCACAGATTCTGTTCAAAAAGCCATTAATAACTTAAAATTTCCCATACCTAATTATGTATTACCGTTCAAAGATTCTACGGGTAAGGCAACACAAGCTAACCTTACAGACGGCTCATTATCTACAGTAAGTAAAGTATATACCGAGAGATACGATACGAGTAATAGCCCAATAATTTACACTGGATTTGCAGTAATAGGTACTCCAGATGATTCTACGGGGTGGACTATAACAAAATATGATGTAACGACATCTTCATCAATGAGTGGTAAAATAGCTACAGACGTAACCTGGAATAATAGAGCGTCGGGGACATACGCATAATGGGCTTTCAAATTGTATCTAACTTAAATCCAACCGTAATTAACATAAGTGGTGGTTTCGTTGGTTCTATTACAGGTAACACGGCAGGAGTTCCAGCAATAGTCTCATCAGGTACGATGTATCTCTCTGGTGGCAACAACATAACTTTGTCCCAAAATGGAAACACTATAGAGTTTCAGGGTGCTGCTGGTGGTGGCGGTGGCGCAGATGGATTTAACCGACTTGCTGCTGGTACACAAACTGCTGGAACGCTTGCTACTGTTAAGTTTGCCAACTCAAACGGTATATCATTTGGTATGTCTAATTCCACTCAGATTACCGCATCGTACACAGTACCCACGCAGTCAGTACAAACAGATAATATGGTATCTATTCTTGGCTCTACTGGTAACATTTCATTTGCTAACGGAAACAACATTACATTTGGCGGAAACAACTCAACTATAACGGCATCAGCATCATTTAACCAGACTGTACAACCAGCACTCGGATTAAATACGGCTGTGTCTAATGCCACTATAACAGCTAACTCTAGTGGACTATCTATTGACGGTAGGGGCTATGCAGGTACCAATACGACATTTAACGGTGTTAATATATCTGGTTCAATGACAGTAAATTCAAATGGGGTTAATCTTTCATTGAGTGGTCCAGCAGCAGGCGGTGGCGCAGGTGATGGCTATAACATCTTAGGCGTAAATGGTAACGCTACAGCGCTCTCAAACACCCAATACCTATCAGATGCTAACAACGTATCATTCGGACTTAATGCTGGAACAATCACAGCTTCGGCTTCTTATCCAGCACAAACAGTACAACCAGTTGCAGCTTCTGCCTCTAACGGCTCCTATAACTTCTCTACACTTAAATTCGTTGAGGGTTCTGGTGTAACGTGGGCGACTCAGGCTAACGGTATTCAAGCCTCTGTAAAGACTGATTACCAATCATCAAACGCTAACTATCTCACATCACAGTCTAACCAAGCATTTTCAGCAAGCGGTGGCTCATCAGCATTTCAGAC